ATTAATGGGGCAAGATTGCCTTTTTAAACATAAACTCCTTTACAACTATTTCCTATCTAGTAACAATTGGTAAAACAAGAGGTAAACACCACCATGACAAACAAAATCCTAAACATCCTAGGTATCATTATCCTAGCAGTAATCCCGCAACCGTTCATTGGTGCATATTTTCTAGTGAAGGCAGAATGGGCGAAACCAGTTTCTAAACAGGCTTCGAAAAAAAAGGCACGAGCAAAAAAGAGTGCACCTAAAAAAGCGGCTCCCAAGAAAGCACCTGCAAAGAAAAGACCGCAATCAGTAGTAAAAGATGACCACGAGAAACATATAAAAGCAGCATTGGAAGTGCAGCAAGGTAAGTAAGGTGGATATATGACACTAGAACAAGTAATGGCAAAATATTTAGATAAAATGGGCGGAGCCGTTGAAAGTGCTGTTTCTCTTGCAATGCAAGAGGTACCATTGTTAATTCAAGAGTATTTAGGATGGCACTTTTATAAAGAGTGCATAGGGCTATTCTTCTCTCTTTTATTCTTGATCGGTATGCCTGTTATTAGCAAGCTATGGTATAACTATTGGTTCAAAGACAATGGCGAAGGCGCAAGAATTGAATATGCAGATAAACTAATTGTCATGCCAGTTACTAGATAGGAAATAGTTGTAAAGGAGTTTATGTTTAAAAAGGCAATCTTGCCCCATTAATTAGTTCTGGTAAACTCACTGCCTATACACTCCATCTTCATCACATTTAGATAGGATGGTGTCCATAAGGGTAATCATAGGTTCAGGGTCTCCCTTCATAAAGTGGTCGTATGCAACCAATTCATGTAAGTCTTCACCATCTGCATTTATTTCACACCACTGGTCTTCCTTGTATAGTGGGCAACTATTACATCCAGATTTATTTGCATAGGTTTGGCAAAAAGAACACGTTGATCCTGAAAATGCAAAGGTGACGTTAGCGGAATTTTTTGAGTTTAACCATGCTTGATTTTTAATCAGCCCATGCCTTGCTAGGTTTTCCTTTCTTGCTCCAATGTATTTGAGTTTGGTATGTTCAGCCCTCTCTCTATCATTGTTACATAGGGAGGGGTCAGTGTAGTATTCTTGTTCCCAGGATTTAATGGACATATCTATTTACCCATAAGGAAGTCACGGGACTCTTGGCTAATCATATCCCAGGCTTGGAGGACCTTGGCTTTTGATGAAAAGAATATATTCCCGTCAAAACACATTGCTTCTGAATAGCCAGCATGATGTAATCCATCTTTTGGGTCATACCAAAGATACCAGTTGGTTTCTTTCGTTGAGGCTGCACCAGCTCTCTCTCCATCTATTGCTAAGGCTACTTGGAATAGTTCGTTCATAAGTTTAATACGACGAACGTGGTGAGATAGTTTGTCTTTGGAATCAGGTGGGAAGCAGTTGCCGAAAGAAAAAACGTTTTTATCATAATAATGGGTATTTGAGTCCTGAAATTAACAAGTTACGTAGGATGTCCCAAGATGATGTCTTAAAAGGTGTAAAGAACGCAGGTCCACTCGGCAATGATATGAATGGGCCGCTTTGGACTATTCTTAGAGAATTACGTGGGAATATGGGCAGTTCTGGTCAACGTGCTGCTTGGGAAGGGCGTCCAGAAGAAATGTTTGCTGAGTTCGTCGGTGGTGCACCTCGTACAGAACTAATACGTAGATTCAATCCAGGAGCAAATGCTCGTCCTGTACTAAATAATGTAGGGAATGCGAGTATCGATGATATATTCAAAGCGATTGCAAAAGAGAGTCACGGTACTGACGATCTATATAATATGAGTTTAGAAGAATTGTTGGGACGATAATACCACTAAACTCAAAACCCTGCTATACTGGCGCAAACTCTACTGGATAATCCATGATTGATATAAATAATCCTGAACTCCCTGAAGCAGAAGATGCTATGGAAGTCGAATTGCCAGAAGATAGCATGGGTGATATGCAGGAAGATCTCATTGAGAACGAGGATGGCTCGGTAGAAATTCCGCTTGAAGATGTTAATGCATCTTTGCCACAAGAATTTGATGGCAACTTGGCTGATGTTGTCGATGAGAAGACTCTCGACGATATGGCGACCAAACTCCTTGAGCTGATTGAGATCGATAAAAAGAGTCGTGAAAAGCGCGATAAGCAATACGAAGACGGTATTCGTCGTACTGGTTTGGGTGACGATGCTCCGGGTGGCGCAGGGTTTGAGGGTGCTTCCAAGGTAGTCCACCCTGTATTGGCTGAATCATGTATTGACTTCGCTGCAAGAGCGATTAAAGAATTATTCCCTGCGAACGGCCCCGTTCGTATGGAAACAGTAGGGGTACTTACCCCTCCTGAAGAACTTGAAGTTAAGAAACTTGCGAGTTGTCTTAATAATCAGTTTACCAAAAAGATTAGTGAATACCGTAGTGTCGTTGAACAGAAGTTAACTCAACTTCCGCTCGGTGGTAGTCAGTATACAAAGTTCTATCCTTCTAAAGAGAAGAATCGGGTTGTTGCTGAGTTTGTCGCTGTAGATAACGTATTTATCCCGTTCTATGCTGACTCGTTTTATGAAGCTGAACGGGTTACACATCGTCAGTTCTTAACTGACGATGAAATGGAATTACGTATCACGAACGAACAGTATCGTGATATTGCTCTCATCAAGTCTGCGACTGAGCCTGAGCAAAGTGCTTCCCAAACAGCTAACGATAAGATCGAAGGTAAAACTTCATCTGGTGAGAATGAAGACGGCACACGCACCGTTTATGAAGTCTACACATGGAAAGAAATTGTAGACGATCAATTCAGTGCCGGTAGTCGCGCACCATATATCATTACGATTGATGAATTAGATGAAAAGATTCTAAGCATCCGTCGTAACTGGGATCAAGTTGACCAGACCATGCAAAAGCTGGACTGGATCGTTGACGATATGTTTATCCCGTGGCGTGGGGCTTACGGTATTGGTCTTCCGCACCTTATCGGTGGTCTCAGTGGTGCTGCGACAGGTGCTCTTCGCGCCCTACTTGATAGTGCTCATATCAATAACGCACCTACCTTGCTCAAATTGAAAGGTAGTAAACTCAGTGGTCAGACTAAGCGTATTGATGTAACTGAGGTTGTAGAAATTGAAGGTCCCGTCGGTGTAGATGATATTCGCAAATATCTCATGCCGATGCCGTTTAATGCCCCGAGTTCGGTATTGTTCCAGTTACTCGGTTGGTTGACGGACGCAGCCAAGGGTGTCGTTAGTACCGCGAGTGAGAAGATCGCTGATGCTACTTCCAACACTCCTGTCGGAACTACACAGGCTCTTATTGAGCAAGGCGCGATTATCTTCTCTAGCATCCATGCCAGACTGCATTTTAGTCAGGCAAAAGCTTTTGATGTTGTTCTTCGTATTCTGAAGCAATATTTCCCTGAACAACTTGCTGAATATGAAATCAACCCGCAAACGGTGTCAATGAAGGGTGTTTACCCTGTAAGTGACCCTAATATCTTTAGCGAAGCGCAACGCATCAGTCAGATGCAAGGTGCTCTCCAGCTTTCTAAAGAAGCGCCTGAACTTTATAATCGTCCTGAACTTCATAAGACAATGTTGTCGCTTATGAAGATTCAGAATGCGGAACGATTCCTTATTCCGCCACCTCCGCAAGCGCAGCCTATGGATCCTGCTGCGGAGATGATTGCGTTTACGTCAGGTGCTCCGGTTGCCGTCATTCCTGACCAAGATCACATGAGTCATATATTGACTCATATTGCATATCTTAAAAATCCAATGCTTGGTATGAACCCTGTAATGATTCCGACAACTGGAAAGGTGTTGGGTCATTTGAGTGAGCATCTTGGTCAGTATTTTGCTGCACGTCTTAAGCAGTTTGTTCAACAAGCTATGCAACAGATTCAACGGCAGCAAGCACAGATTGAACAAACTACTCGCAGTAATATGATGCGCTTACAGTTTGAAGCGCAACAGGCGATCGCGCAAGGTGCAAATCCACAAGAAGTAATGGCGTCTGCACAACATGGCGCACAGATGATTAATCAGCAATCGCAGCAAATGATGCCGCAAATGCCGACACCTGAACAATTGATGGCGCAAGCTAGTCAGAAGATTGCAGAGGAAGACGCACAATTCGCACAAGGTGTGATGGAAGTCATTACTGCGACTGATCAATTTGTTCGCGAGCATATGCAAATGCAAGATCCGAACATGGTTGCTGTTATCGAGTCTTCTAAGAATCAGAAACTTGATATTCAGCGTAAGGCTGAAAAAGACGCAGCTGATGCTAAATTAGCTAATGAACGTGAAAATAACCTACGTCAATTAGAAGCTGTTCAACGTATAGAAGAGCAACGTCAGAATAAGTTTGACCAGCAGATGGAACAGCTCAAACTCATGCATCAACAGGCACTTGACAAAATGCAACAGCAAGTCGAGTTGATGAAGAATGATCAGGATAATCGCCAGAATCAACTTACGGAGCTTCTGAAGAATCATGACGACAATAAAACATCGGTCATTGTTGAGCAAATTCGTCAAGCAATGTCAACAGAACAACCGCAGAAGTTGGATGATAACAAATCATACATCGCCGACCTTCAAGGACTTATTAAGTCTGTGCAAGAAGCCCAGACAGACCAAAAGTTAGGAACTATTATGGAAGGTTTACAAGCAACAATTGCAGCCGCAAGAGCTCCTCGCAAAACGACACCGATGCGAGACGCTGAAGGTAACTTAGTCGGTGCGGTTTCTTCAATTCAAGAGTAAAGGGGATTTAAATGGCAGCAACCGTACAGATCATTGAAAAGACGGGCGCAGGCGGTACGCCCACCGATAAGACTTCCGGCACCATCCGCTTCAAGAATGCCGACAACGCCACCGTCGACACCAGCAACCCAATGGTCAAGCCGCCGTCAGGCACCGACTACAGCTTCGAGAAGTGGCTGAAGTTCAACGTCAGTGCAGGAACCTATACCGAGATCACCAACATCAAGGCGTACTCGGACGGTGCCAACGGATTGGGCACCGGCGTCGGGCTTTACGCCAAGGCCGTCACCACCTTCGCCACGCCTGCCGAGGCGACGGCAACCACAGGTTATTCAGATTTCTTCGGCTACACCAGTGGTAGCGCACTCAGTCTAGGAGCTGGTCCCTACACCAGCACAGGAGAGAAGGGCGATCATCTGGTGATGATCGCCACCGTGGCGAGTACAGCATCGGGCGGCATGACGCCGACTGAGACGCTGACCGTGGCGTGGGACGAAATCTAATCTGATGACGCACGAAATAACTACCGACGAACACGGCCAGCGCCACGGCAGCGACGGCAGCATCACCGTTTCCCTTCTGGCGTCGGAAGGCAAGATGTTCAAGCGCCGCGCCATCAAGCGCGCAGGTACGCCAGAAGCCGAGGAGGTGTGCTGGCTGGTGGCTGAACTCAATGGCGTCAAGGTTTACCAGAACGGCAACAGCGTCGTTGTGACCGATCAGGAAATGTACCCTTAAAGGAATAAGCATGGCACTCAATCTAAACACCCTTCTGCTCGCCGACGCCTTCGCCAGCATTTTCGGCAAGCTACGCATCGTCAAGAGCCAAACGCAGGCGACCATTGCCCGCATCGACTCCGGAGCAACCGCCGATGAAGTCATCAACATCATGCGCGGCCTGCAAACCAGCTACGATATCATCAACACGGCAAAGACAACGCCAGGACTCGCGCAGTATGCCCAAGACCAGTTAGGTGATTCTGTTCTGGATATAGCAGCAGAGGTCAATGCAACGCTCGCCGCAATGGCGGCAACCGTTACATGGATCGCCAACAACTTTCCCAAGGATGCCAGCGGATACATCCTGAAGGACAAGATCGTCAACGGCAGCATCGACAACCGGGTATTCACTCCGGCGCAGATGGCTGGGCTGAAAACACAACTCAACGCGATCATTTCCACGTTTGCATAAGGACTGATCGGTGACGATTGCCTTTGATGCGGTCTCGACGATAGAGGGAGGAAGCACTCCTACCTATTCGTTCAGCCATACGCCGGTAGGAACGCCCAAGGGCGTGCTGGTGTTCATCACCAGCATCAACGCAACCGATTACATAACGTCCGTCACCTATGGTGGCGTGGCGATGACGGAAGTGTCGCTATCGCCGTTGATCTACACAGGTGCAGAACCGGGTATCGTCCATGCGTTCTTTCTCGGCAGTTCGGTTCCAACCGGCACGCAGACTGTAGAGGTAACAACAACAGTCGCGTTTGCGCACAGGTATGGCGTCTACACCATAACCGCAGGCGGCGACACGGCGGTAAACACCTCGTTTGCCATCTCCGGCGACGGGGCCAATCCGTCGTCAACATTGTCGCTGTCAGGGGTTGCGTCATTCTGCGCGCTTGGGTTTTCCTCCGGCAGGAACACTGTCGGCACCGACACTACGGCGCTCACGAACTGGACCGAAGACGTTGAGGTAGACGGCGGCACAAGGGGCACCGGCATCTACCATTACACCGTTATCGGTACAGCCGATGTCACTGCCGGTTTCCTGCAATCGTCTGATGACTACGCGATTCTGGCTGTTGCGATCAAGGAGGCGGGTGGTGGCGCAACCACCTACACCCATACCGCATCCCTATCCACCGCTATCCAGCAGGCGCACACGGCAACGTCGAGCCTATCGGCGGCAATTCAGACCAACCGTACCGCCATCGCATCCGTGGACATGGCGATCCAGCAGGCGTTCAGCGCATCTGCCGCGCTCGACGCGGCCATTCAGCGAGCCAGTACAGCGACTGTCAGTTTAGATACCTATATCGTCGCCGCTGGAAGCTACACCGCGACTTCGTCGCTCTCTGCCGCCATCCAGCAGGCACGTAGCGCAACCTCCAGCTTAGACGCTGCGATTGCGAATGCGTTGTCTGCATCGGCAGGCGTCGATGCCGCAATCAGCGCCGGGCATACGTCAAGTGCGAGCCTTGATACCTATGTCCAGGTCTCCGGTTCAGGTGTCGTCACCGCGAATCTCGGCGCTGCGATTCAGCAGGCACAATTAGCGATTGCTACATTAGATATCGCTATTAGAGTTGCACGTAACGCTTCAGCAAATTTAGATCTAGTTGTTGCTACACAAGGTACAACCACTTCATTAATAGATCTATGTATTTCTTCTAACAATACGACTACTGCTGGTTTAGATTTATTGGTACTCGGTAGTACTCAAGCGTATTCATCATTAAATCTATATGTATATGATGGCGGTGCATTAACTCTTTCAGAAACTGATCTTGATGCAATTGCAGACAGAGTTTGGACTAAAGTTTTAGAATCAACCTTCTCATCTTCAGATATTCTTAAAATCATCCTTGCCGCAGTATCTGGTAAATCTACAGGTGTCGGTACATCTAATGAAGTTTATTTGTCTGTTGATGAATTAACTGAACGTATCAACGTAACTTTTGATACGAATAATAATCGTGACGTAGTAAATAGAGATGGGACCTAAGTTACTTGATACAGCCATGTGGAATGCCGGTATATTCAATAACCGGCTTTTTGGTCAGTACGGTGAAGAAGGTGGACGCTCTGGTGTAGTACGCCTATGGATGTATGATCTCTATGCCGAATCTATTGCACAAGATCATAAAACGCGCATTTTTGAAGAAAATATTGCTGAAAATCAGGTAGAAGTTTTACCAGAAGCTAAAAACATCTTAATTTCTGGGCAATACGGGCAAAACCCGCAGCAAGTAACACAAAAACCCAAACAGAGACGCACTAGGCGGGGTGCAGCAAAGCTCGAGGCTAATGTTACACGTAAACCCCTACCCCGTTATGCTCCGGTTTTTGTAAAACCTATAGATAGTCCGTCAATAAGCGAATATTTAGCAGAACTTAGTCCGTTACCTATCCTTAAAGACTATATTAAAGAAACTGCGGTTGCTAAGAAAAGAAAAGCTAAAAGGAAGCAAGATGATGAGTGGTTGCTTTTAATGGCCGCTTGAGGTACACTGAATTCATGGATAATATAGTGTTGAGAGAATTAAAGTCCAAAATGGACGAAATAGCATTTTCCCTTGTGGAAAATCCAGCTTCAGATTATGCGTCTTATCTGAAGAGGGTTGGTCAGTATAACGGTTTCAAAGAAGCTATTCAAATCGTTGTACAGGCCGATAAAGAAGACGAATAACTTTAACATCCTGTATAGGAGCGGTATAGATGTCAGCATTGGAATGGGCTTATCCGGAAGTAGCCTCCGGAATTGAACCTCTTGGTGGTCGTGTTCTTGTTCAACTTAAACGTGTCAAGAAAACAACCAACTCGGGTATCGTTCTTGTCAATGAAACTCGTGACCAAGAGAAATGGAATACACAGACAGCCAAAGTGGTTATGATAGGCCCTCTTGCATTCAAAAAGAAAGATACGATGGAACCTTGGCCCGAAGGTACTTGGGCTGATCCCGGCGACTTCGTTCGTGTTCCTAAGTGGGGTGGTGATCGTTTTGAAGTTGCTATTCCTAATGAGCCTGATGAACCCGCATTATTCATGATGATTAATGACCATGAACTGATTGCCAAGGTTGTTGGTGATCCGCTTGGTTATAACGAAACCCTGTCCGCTGGGCAGTAATTTCTGAAGGAGAAATTGTAATGGCTATAGAAGATGAAATGATTGTTACTGAAGCCCCGGAGCCATTGTCCGATGAAGATAAACAAACTCTTAAAGGAGACCTTGATGGGTTGCAAAAAGAAGGGAAGCAAAAACCCGAACCCAAAACGGAAGTAAAAGATGATGGTGATAATGGCGACAACGGTGAAGATGATGATCAGCTAGGTGCTGAACATGATGATAAAACCGAAGCCGAGCGTGAAGCCATTCGCGAACGGCGTCGTCAAGAACGTCAGAATAAAAAGAAGTTTCGTGCTGAAAAGGAAGACTCCTATAAGCGTGAAATTGAAGGATTGCGCCGCCAACTTGATGAAGTAAATGAATGGAAAAATACGGTTGAAACTCGCCGTGTCCATTCTGGTATGGCGCAACTTGATAAAGCATTAAAAGATTCTACTGATGCTATTGAGATTGCCAAACAAGCAATTCGTGAGGCTACGAATTCTGGTAATGGCGATGCGTTGGTTGATGCACAAGAATTGTACTATGCGGCTCGCAAACGTGCGGAAGACCTTGGTCGTGTCAAACAGCAATTTTCTCAAAGACAGTCAGCACCTCCTCAACAGAATATTGACCCGCGTATCGCCAATCAAGCAAAAGCTTGGATGGAAAACAAACCTTGGTATAATCCTGCAGGTAAAGATCCGGATAGTCGTATCGCCCTTACAGTTGATAACTCGCTTGCTGAAGAGGGTTGGGATCCACGTACACCAGAGTATTGGGAAGAACTCGATACTCGGCTCAAAAAATATCTTCCACACCGTTATAGTTTAACAGACTCTAGACGTGAAACAACTAGACCCCCCACAGGTGGTTCAAGTCAAACACGAGGATCTGCCAATAGCCAAAGTTTCACTTTATCTCCAGAACGCGTACGAGCCATGAAAGAGGCTGGTTATTGGGATGATCCTGCAAAACGTCAAACAATGATTAAACGCTACATGGAACAGGATAAACAAAAATGATTACAAAAGAACGACTTATTTCTGTTTTAGATTATGATAAAGAAACCGGTCATTTTCGTTGGAAAATCAATGGTCGTGGACGTATTAAAATTGGGGCGATTGCAGGTTATAACCAAAAAGGATATTTAGGTATAAGTATAGATGGTAGAACTTATGGCGCACATAGATTAGCATGGTTATATGTCTATGGTTCATTTCCAAATGACGAACTAGACCACATTAATCAAGTTAAAAATGATAATCGTTTATGTAATTTACGTGACGTTAATCATATTGATAATGTGCGAAATCAGTTTATCCCTAGAAAACATAATAAATCTGGTTTCATTGGTGTTTGTAAATATAAAGATAAATGGCAAGCCCTTATTAAAGTATCTGGCAAAACCACTAACTTAGGTCTTTATACTAAACCTGAATTAGCGAATGAAGCCTATCTATGTGCTAAATTAAAATATCATGGAGTATCGCATGTTACAGTCTGAACAAAATAATTATACTGAGTACTTGCCAGCGCGTTATAACTCAGCCTATAATGAGGGCAAGCGTGAAAGTACACGACCACCTACAGGTGGAAGTTCTCAAACGCGGGGTTCTAGCAGTTCGCAGACATTTACGTTATCTCCCGACCGAGTGCGGGCTATGAAAGAGGCTGGTTATTGGGAAGACCCTGCA